TCACAGGGACGGCTCCTTTGCCTTTTTGACTGTCTCCGCCGCCGCTTCGGGCGGTCTGCTTTTCAGTCTGCCGAGCACCGAGGGCCTGCGCTCATGCGCCCTTGCGTCCTCCCGCGCCAGCTTGGTAAACAGGTCCACCAGCCCGCTGTGGCTGTTCACCGCCAGATAGCAGTTCCGATCCGTCCCCCATGCGTCGGGGTTCTCCGAAACGGGAACGGTCTTTGCCCATTGCTTGTTGTCCGCAGAGAACCGCCCGTCCCAATCCTTCTGCCGGATGGTAATCGCCAGCACATATAAAATGCGCTCGTGCCCGAACTGCTCCGCCACCTGCGCGACGGCTTCCCTGTGCAGGACGTTATCGCAATAATGCTCGGAGATCGCCTTCTCAATGGCCTCCTTGCAGGCGGCGCTGGCCTTGTTGGAGGCGCGGTAAAGCTCCAGCTCGCCGTTTTCACGGGCGTGCTCGGCGGGAAATCTGTAAACGGGAATATTCTTCATATTGGTGCATCCTTCCTTTCATTAAGCTGTAGTGAAGCGGCTCCGACGAAGAATGGATTTCGCCGAAGCCGCCGTTTTTTTATCGTTCTTCCTTGTTCCTGTGCCTGATTTTGTCCTCGGCGCAGGGCTGCGACAGCGGCGCTTTCAGCTTTGCCAGCACGGAGGGACGCTCCGCCTTTGCGCTCTGCACGGCGGGCGCGTCCTCCGCCATCTGCTCCATGGGCGTGCGGTCATCGATGTTCAGCTCGGCGTTCAGCTCCGCAAGCCGCGCGGATTTTGTCCGCAGCTCATCCTCCTGGGGGAAGGGCTTGCCCAGCTCCGCCTTTGCCGTCTCCATCTGCGCGGTGAGCGCGTCCAGCGTGTTTCTGACATTCTGCAATCTGTCCGGCATGGCGTTCAGGGCGTTGTCGATGCGGGTGAGGTTGCCCCGCGCGTCCTTGCCCAGCGTCACGCGGTGGTTCATCCTTCCCTTGAGGGTGAGAATAAAGTCCCGTCCGAAGTCCTCCACGGTCAGGGACATAGAAAAGCCCCGGTAGCTGCCGATGGGAACGGGCTCCATGCCCTTTGCGTCCTTGAACGCTTCCAGAATGGCAGCGCCTGCGTTGTCCTTGTCAGTGAGAAGGTCGCCCTTGACCTCCATGCCCGCAAAGCCGTCCACGGGGTGCGGATGTGCCGAGAGCGTCTGCATATCGGCGGTGAAGCCCTCCACGAAGCTCTCGTTCTGCCGGATCTGTTCGGGGAAATGCCTGAGCAGATTGTCCTCCAGACGGAACTGCTGGCTCTGGTGGCTGGCCTTCATGAGCTTCAGGCGGGCAACGTCCACATCCAAGTCCATCTTCTCTTTAATTCTCTTGTCTCCGGCGCACAGCGCCTTGATCTCGGCATAGGAAAGGGCGGTCTCGTCCACGTCCTCGCAGGAACGAACAGGGGATTTTGATGTCATGATTTGCGAGATGAACTTCTGCTTGTTCTCCACCGTCTGCCAGAGGTAGGCGTCGAAGGTGGATTCCGTGACGTAACGGTAAATATGAACCTCCTTGTTGCGGTTGCCCTGACGGATGATGCGCCCGCTGCGCTGCTCCAGATCGCCCGGCCGCCACGGGCAGTCGAGGTCGTGGAGCGCCACAAGCCTGTCCTGCACGTTCATGCCCGCGCCCATTTTGAAGGTGCTGCCCATGAGCACACGCACCTGACCGGAGCGCACCTTTGCAAACAGCTCCTTCTTCCGCGTCTCGGTGTTGGCTTCATGGATGAACGCGATCTGCTCGCGGGGGATTCCTCTGGCGACGAGCTTTTCACGGATGTCGTCATATACCGTGAAGCCGGGTTCGTCGGGGTTTTCCTTGTCGATTAGCCGCTCGACGGCGTTGAGCTCTGGGCTGTCCAGGTTCCCGCCCGCCGTCTTTGCCGCCTTCGCCCCGGTCGCGCCGGTTTTCGGGGTGGACAAATCGCAGAACACGAGCTGGGTCAGCCTGTCCGCTTGTCCGTCCTGCCAGATGCGGTGGATGTTGTCCACGCAGCGATTGACCTTGCTGTTCGGGTCGTCCGGCAGGTCGGGGTTGATGATGCGCTGGTCAAGCCCCAGCTTGCGTCCGTCCGAGGTGATCTTGAGCATATTGTCCGTGCCGGGGTCAACAAGCTGTGCGTGTACCCTTGCGGCGCGCTCGGACAGCTCCTGCACCATCTGCTTCTGTATCTCCGTGGGCTGCGCCACCTCGTTGTGATAGATGGGCGTGGGCGTAGGCAGGTTGAGCTGGTCGGAGGTCTTGATATCCGCCGCCTCCTTGAACAGGGTCATGAGCTCAGGCAGATTAAAGAACTTGGCAAAGCGCGTCCTCGCCCGGTAGCCCGTACCCTCGGGAGCCAGCTCGATGGCGGTCTGCGTCTCTCCGAAGGTGGAAGCCCAGCAGTCGAAGTGGGCAAGTCCCTTGCCGCGAATGGCGTCGTGCTGGAGATAGCGCATCATGGTGTACAATTCGGTCATGGAATTTGAGACGGGCGTGCCCGTGGCGAATACCACGCCACGGCTGCCGGTGATCTCGTCGATATACCGGCACTTGAGCAGCATATCCGAGGATTTCTGGGCGTCGGTGGCGGACAGCCCCGCCACGTTGCGCATTTTTGTGTAGAGGAACAGGTTCTTGTAGTTGTGCGCCTCGTCCACATACAGCCGGTCTACGCCCAGCTGCTCGAAGGTCACAACATCGTCCTTTCGGGAACTGTCCTGGAGCTTTTTGAGCTTGGCTTCAAGCCCGCGCTTGGTGCGCTCCAGAGATTTAATGGTGAACCGCTCCGCCCGCTGGCTTTTCAGCTCCCGCAGACCTTCCTCCACCTCGAAGATCTGCTCCGCCAAAAGCCGCTGCTGCCGTTCCATGGATACGGGTATCTTCTCAAACTGCGAGTGGCCGATGATAACGGCGTCGTATTCGCCCGTGGCGATGCGGGCGCAGAACTTCTTGCGGTTCTTCGGCTCAAAGTCCTTTTTCGTAGCCACGAGGATGTTGGCGGAGGGGTACAGCCGCAGAAACTCGCCCGACCACTGCTCCGTCAGGTGGTTGGGAACGACAAACAGGGACTTGTGGCACAGCCCCAGCCGTTTGGATTCCATGGCAGCGGCTACCATCTCGAAGGTCTTGCCCGCGCCCACCTCGTGGGCAAGGAGGGTGTTGCCGCCGTAGAGCACATGGGCGACCGCGTTGAGCTGGTGCTCCCGCAGCCGGATCTCCGGGTTCATGCCCGCAAAGGTGATGTGGCTGCCGTCATATTCGCGGGGTCTGGTGGAATTGAACAGCTCATTGTACCTTGCGACCAGCGTATGCCGCCTGTCGGGGTCGCGCCATATCCAGTCCCGGAAAGCGTCCCGGATGGCCTGCTGCTTCTGCTGGGCGAGGGTGGTTTCCTTGCTGTTGAGTACGCGCCGCTCCCTGCCGTCCGCATCGTGCTTGGTATCGTAGATGCGCACGTCGCGCAGGTTCAGGGTATCTTCAAGAATCTTATAGGCGTTTGCGCGCTCCGTGCCGTAGGTCATATATGCGGCAATATTGCTGTAACTGACCGCGTTCTTGTTCCTGATGTTCCACTCGGCGGTGAAGGCGGAATAGGTCACGTCGATCATGCGCTGCTGGTAGAAGGGCGTCTCGAAGGTCTCCCACATGAACTCCCGGATATACGAGGGGTCGATCCACGTTGCGCCCAGCCGCACCTCGATTTCACTTGCGTCCAGATCCCTGGGCTGCGCCTGTCGCAGCGCTTCCACGTTGGGCAGATAGCCGGGGCTGTCCTGCGCCGCCTGCTCCGCCTCCCGCAGCTTCTGCCGGACGTTGCCGGAGAGATATTCGTCCGCTGTCTGCCACTCCCCGCGCACAGGGTCGAGGAAGATAACGCCGTTCAGCTCGTTGATCAGTTCGTCCTGGCTTTTGCCGGTGAGCTGCGCCATATACTCCATATCCACGCAGGCTTTTTCGGAGATGGACAGCGCCAGCGCCTCCGAAGCGGTGTCCACGCTGGTCACGGCCTCGTGCGCCCGTATGGTTCGCCTGGTGAACATATCCGCCTTGCGCTTGAGGTTTTTGTCCTCGTCCAGCTCCTCCAGAGAGCAGAGCAGATAGTAGGAGCTGTCCTCGGCAAAGGCCAAGGCGTTGGCGCGGGAGTTAATAAGCCCATACTTTGCGGTGAAGCCGTCGTAGAGGGTATTCAGCTCCGCCTGCGTCTGCCGGATGGTTTCATCCGAAATAAAGCCGTCCATCTGCTGAGAGATGAGCTTCTGCACGCAGTCCCGCAGCTCCACCATGCCCTTGGCACGCTCCTTTGCGGTGGCGTTGAAGTCAGGCTTGGTCATGATGCTGTTCTGCCGGTAGTACAGCTCCCCGTCCACCACGGTGTAGGAGAAATTCCGCACATTCGGGTCTGCCGGAATGGTCTCCACGATGGTCTCATCCTCGCCCAGATCGGGCAGCTCCGCTTCCGCGTAGGTTCCACGGATATTCCGAATTGCGCCGCTGAGCTGCTCCGCAAGGTCTGCGCCCTCGATTGGCGCAACGGTAAAGTCCTGCCTGCCGTACTGCGTGCTTTCCGAGGGCTGTCTGCCTAAAATCTTCTCCGGGTGGTCGATGAAATACCGGTTGATGGCAAATCCGTCCTCATTTTCACCCAAATGAACCCAATCCGGTTCGATCTCAATGGGTCTGTCCCGCTTTTGAAGAAAGATAATATCCGAAACGACATCCGTACCGGCGTTGGCGCGAAACGCGTTGTTGGGCAGGCGGATCGCGCCGAGGAAGTCCGCGCGCTGGGCAATATACTTCCTTGCGGCGCTGTCCTTGGCGTCCATGGTGTATCCATCTACATTATATTTACACCGGCGATCCGACAAGGCTGAGCCGTATCTATGACGACCATATTGAGGTGAAGGTCTTCACTGGAAAAAGCTCGCTGCGCCGGAAACTCACTAAGTTCAACAACCTACCTATTGCAACCATAAGCTCTGGGTTACCATTGAAAGGAGAAAGCAGCATGGTAAACAACAAGGTGGTTCAGAGCGAGAAAGGGCTTAGGGTTCAAATCAAGAGAAATCTCAATAAGGAGATCCACCCTGCAACTAAGCCCAGTATCGACTTTATCCACAAGATTCTGACGGATGCGTATGAAAGCGGCATGGTTTACGATGTTACCGATATGCGCAATGCCGTCCTGGCCTTTGCCGCCAACAGCACCAATCAGGCAGAGTATTGCATCAAGCTCGTTAACAAGATGCCGTTCAAATCTGCCGATGCAGCCCCTGCGGCCAAGAACGAAACCGCTGACCTCGTCTTTTATGATGTCGAGGTGTTTCCGAACCTTTTCCTCGTGAACTGGAAGTTTGCAGGAAGCGCACAACCTGTGGTTCGGATGATCAACCCGACCTCTGAAGACATCGAGGGCCTGATGAAGTTCCGACTCATCGGCTTCAACTGCCGGCGGTATGATAACCACATTCTCTATGCTCGCTTGATGGGCTATACCAATGAGCAGCTTTACAATCTGTCTCAGCGAATCATCGGCAGCGAAAAGAAATCCAAGAGCAACAACTGCTTCTTTGGCGAAGCCTATAATGTCTCTTACACTGATGTTTACGACTTCTGCTCGAAAAAACAGAGTTTGAAGAAGTGGGAGATTGAACTCGGCATCCACCATCAGGAGCTTGGCCTTCCGTGGGACCAGCCTGTTCCGGAGAGCATGTGGCAGAAGGTCGCCGAGTATTGTGACAATGATGTCATTGCTACTGAGGCAGTATTCAATGCCCGTAAGGCTGACTTCATAGCTCGTGAGATCCTGGCCGATGTGGCTGGAATGACCGTCAACGATACCACGAACACTTTGACCGCAAAGATCATCTTCGGTGGAAACAAGAAGCCGCAGGATCAGTTTAATTACCGCGACATGGGTGATGCCAGCCAGATTTGCAGCATGGACGATCTGCCGTTCAAGTTTGGGCCGGAAGAATACGACAACTATACGGCGTTCGACAAGAAGGATCGTCCGATCTTCCCTGGTTACAAGTTCGACAAAGGCAAGTCTACTTATCGCGGTGAAGAAGTTGGCGAGGGTGGCTATGTCTATGCCGAGCCTGGTATGTACGGAAATATCGCTCTGCTGGATATTGCTTCTATGCATCCCTCAAGCATCATCGCAGAAGATCTCTTCGGGCCGGTCTATACGAAGCGATTTCGTGAGATCCGTGATGCTCGTGTCGCCATCAAGCATAAGGAGTTCGACAAGGCTCGCAAGATGCTGAACGGCGCTCTGGCAAAGTATCTGACTGACGAGAGTGCCGCTGATGCTCTGGCGCAGGCGCTGAAAATAGCCATCAATTCCGTTTACGGCTTGACTTCGGCCAGCTTCGAGAATCCGTTCCATGACAACCGTAACAAAGATAATATCGTCGCCAAGCGCGGAGCCCTGTTTATGATCAACCTCAAGCACGAGGTTCAGAAACGGGGCTTTGTTGTTGCTCACATCAAGACGGACTCTATCAAAATCCCAGACGCTACGCCTGAGATCATTCAGTTCGTCATGGACTACGGTAAGATGTACGGTTATATTTTCGAGCACGAAGCGACTTATGATCGCATGTGCCTCGTCAACAACGCCGTTTATATTGCCAAGTACAAGGATGGTAAGCACGCCGGTGAGTGGACGGCCACGGGCACTCAGTTCCAGATCCCGTATGTCTTCAAGAAGCTCTTCTCGCATGAGGAGATCACCTTCGAGGATATGTGCGAGACGAAGTCTGTTACATCTGCTATTTATATTGACAGAAGCCCTGATGAAGCCGCGGCCTATATCAACAACCCGGACATGGCAATACAGTCTGAGGATAACCTTGTACTTGATAATGGTCATACTTTACAGTTCATCGGAAAGGTCGGGCTGTTTAGCCCAATCAAGTCTGGTTGTGGCGGAGGTTCACTCGTTCGCCAGAACACCGATAAGAACGGCAATGTCAAGTACGATTCCGTCGTTGGAACAAAGGACTATCTGTGGATGGAATCTGAGATGGTCAAAATTCTCGGAAAGGAAGACTGCATTGACCGGAGATACTATGATGCTCTTGTTGATGCTGCGGCCACTGATATTTCCAAGTATGGTGATTTCGAGTGGTTCGTTTCCGAAGATCCGTATGTTTCTGACACACCGCCTTGGTTCGGTCCCGGCGAGCCCCACGAAGAAGACAATACACCGTTTGATGTGAGGTAATTCTATGGAGAAAAGCTTCACCAAAGACGGTGTTCGTTGGTTTACTTGCAGGCGATGTGGATTGAGAAACTGCGAGAACATTTATCGGTGGAAAAAGAAGCCGCAGCCTATGAAAAACATCTGCACCCTCTGCATTGAAAAAGAGGAACTGGCACACAAAGAAGCTCGGGAACGAGTTCATTACAGTCCATTCCAATATCCATTTTAACAGTTGAGAGGAGTCTTAATCATGAGTCGTAAAGCTACTGACAACATTATCATCGAAAACGCCCGCATTATCTTCCGGAACTTTTCCGGTAAGGAGGACAAGTACAACCGTGCCGGTGACCGCAATTTCTGTGTTATCATCGAGGACCACAACGATGCTCAGCGTCTGATCGAAGACGGCTGGAATATCCGCGTGATGCCTCCCCGTGAGGAAGGTGACGAGCCTCGCCACTATCTCCAGGTTGCGGTGAGCTTCAAGAACTTCCCGCCCAAGGTCGTCATGGTCACCCGCCGCAAGCAGACGCCTCTCGATGAGGAGTCCATCGGCGCTCTCGACTTTGCCGAGATCAGCAATGTGGATCTTATCATCCGCCCCTATAACTGGATCATCCAGGAGGGCACCAAGAACGAGAAGAGCGGTGTGAAGGCCTACCTCAAAACGATGTATGTCACCATTGAGGAGGATGAGTTCGCTGAGAAGTATGCTGCGAGCGAGTATCCGCAGGAATAAGAAACTGATAGGGACGCTGGTTTGGAGGTAGCCGGCGTCCCTTTATATTTTCAGGAAAGGAGAAAGCCATGTTTCGATGGAACAAGGCAAAGCCGAAAAAGAAGAAAACGGCTCATGTCAGGAAAGAGCCGCCAAAACCGTACACACCGCCTGATATTCCAAAATTCACAAAGCAAAGTGAAAAAGCCAAGCCCAAGGAAGAAAAACGAGTTTCTCCCGAAAAAGCGTTCATGGACACTTTCCGACAGCTCACAAGCTGCCATCGGTCTATTGATATTTGGCAAGACTTCGTAGTGATGTCTGCGTGCTCGATTTCAAACGCGGTGGATAAGGCGGAGTCGCATTATACCAAGCGTGAGGAACGCTACATGCGGATCATAAAGAAGTATCGTCCGGAGGAGCAAAAGTTGTTTCCAGAACTGCTTGCACACTTCGTTATGGTCATGGAAGAAAATCCGGAGCAGGATTTCCTCGGAAAGCTCTATATGACGCTTGGGCTTTATGACAGTCATTCTGGTCAGGTGTTCACCCCTTATCATGTCTGCCAAATGATGGCTGATATTTCCATGGGAGACACTCTTAAAGAGGAAATTGATCGAAAAGGATATGTCACGATCTCTGATCCGTGCTGCGGAGCGGGGGCAACACTGATCGCCGGCGCTCATGCTGCAAAAAAGCTGATGGAAAAAGAACATCTCAATTTTCAAAACCATGTGTTGGTGTCCGCACAGGATATTGACGAGCTGGTTGCGCTGATGTGCTATTTACAGATATCACTGCTCGGTGTCGCGGGATATGTCAAGGTTGGAAATAGTCTGACCGAACCGATCACATCAGACGACACTCTGGAAAACTACTGGTTTACGCCGATGTACTTTTCAGATATTTGGGAGACTCGACGAACGATCCAGCGCATCAGAAGTGTTATGGGGGCTGATTATGGTTTCCCTGTATGAGCATCAGCGCAGCGCCCTTGAAAAAATGAAGAACGGTTGCATTCTATGCGGCGGGGTCGGTTCCGGTAAATCCAGAACTGCTCTCGCCTATTACTATCTTCAGCAAGGCGGAAATCTTGACATTCCTGATGCGCCGATGAAAAACCCGCTTGATATTTACATCATCACCACTGCACGCAAGCGCGATACCTGTGAATGGGAGGACGAGTTGGCTCCATTCCTGCTCTCCACCCATGAGGACTGCAATTACTACAAGAACAAGGTCGTCATCGACTCGTGGAACAACATCAGCAAGTACAAAGATGTAAAAAATAGTTTCTTTATATTTGACGAGCAGCGTGTCGTCGGCTACGGGGCTTGGACAAAAGCATTCCTGAAAATCGCCAAGGTGAATAAATGGATCTTGCTCTCCGCTACCCCCGGGGATACCTGGCAGGATTATATCCCAGTCTTCATCGCAAATGGGTTCTACCGGAACAAGACCGATTTCATCGACCAGCATGTGGTTTATGACTGGAGGTCTAAGTATCCAAAGGTCGACCGATACCTCAACACCGGACGGCTGATCCGTCTGCGCAATCGCATTCTCGTGACGATGGAGTTCGAGCGGCACACCACATCGCATCATCAGGATGTGCCTGTTTCCTACAACATTCCGCTCTATAAAGATATTTCTCGAAATCGCTGGAACCCTTGGGAAGACCGTCCTATTGAAACGGCTTCTGAGCTTTGTATGAACTGGCGCCGCGTGGTGAATTCGGACGAGTCCCGCAGCGTGGCCGTGTTGGAGATCATGGAAGATCACCCTAAAGTCATCATCTTCTACAATTTCGACTACGAGCTTGATATTCTCAAAAATCTTGGTTACCCCGATGGGACTGAAGTCGCTGAATGGAACGGTCACAAGCATCAAGAGATCCCGACCGGCGACAAATGGGTCTATCTCGTGCAGTACACGGCCGGCTGCGAGGGCTGGAACTGCATTACCACTGATACGATCATCTTCTACTCGCAGAACTATTCCTATAAGGTCATGGTTCAGGCTTCCGGACGAATCGACCGTCTGACGACGCCATTCAGTGACCTTTATTACTTCCATCTAAAGAGCTTTTCCGGCATTGATCTGGCTATCAGCAAGGCACTCAAGGAGAAGAAGAACTTCAATGAGGGTCGCTTTGTTGGGTGGTCTACTGCACCGATGCCGAAAGCTGCATGACATGAAAAGGAGACATCATGGATAACGCAAAAATTATTGCTGTCGACTTCGATGGCACTTTGGTTGAAAACAAATGGCCTGAGATCGGTGCGCCGATTGAAAAAAACATCGCCAAGGTTAAGGCTGAACAGGAAGCTGGCGCCAAAATCATTCTTTGGACGAACCGAGTTGGCGAACCTTTGGAAAAGGCACTCTCATTCTGCAAGGAGCAGGGCATCCATCTCGATGCGGTCAATAAGAATCTTCCCGAAATTATCAAAGCATTTGGGACGGACTGCCGGAAAATCTTCGCCAACGAATATTGGGATGATCGCGCAGTCTTGATGTCCGAGAAAGATATCGGAGAATTCTCTGACGGGTTCCATACCTTCAATTCCCTCTATCATCAGCGGCTCATCCTCTTCGCAGCCCTGGTGAACACTTTCCCGACACTTGCTTGGAAATCCCACAAGCATTCGGATGGCGAGGCTCCCTTTGGAGGAGGCTGGTTCATCGTTGGCGTCGACACGCCCAAAGGCCCCTACACTTATCATTACGAGGACAAGGACTGGGACCTGTTCCACTGCAAAGAGGTGGCCACTGCCCCTGAGTGGGACGGCCATACCGATAAGGATGTCGAGCGGGTGCTTTCCCTTTCCGATGACGAGAGTGATTGGGCGACTCGTGAAGTTGCTCTTGCTTCTCAGAAAGAACGCGAAAGTGCCGAAGATAAAGACGACTGGGATTACGGTGTTGCGTGCTATGAGAGTGCCCTCAGAGCGTATCGGTCTTTGGAACGCGACGGCCACTCCGGTATGAGCATTCAGATCACCAAGAGCATCCTGAACCGCCTCATCGACGGCAAATGCCTTACCCCCATTGAGGACGATCCTGATATTTGGACTAAGGTCGAGTTTGGTGAGAACGATCCTATCCAGCACTTCCAGTGCAAGCGCATGAGCAGCCTGTTTAAGGATGTCGCCGAGGACGGTACGGTCACTTACTCGGATGTCAACCGCGTTCAGCTCATCAACAAAGAAAGCCCTGATATTCCGTTCAGAAACGGCTTCGGTACTCGCCTTATCGACAAGATGTATCCAATCACGCTTCCGTACTTCCCGGCGGACAAGAAGTTCAAGATCATCGTCGAAGAGTTTCTGACCGATGAGAAAAATGGCGACTTCGATACCGTCGGCTATCTCCAGCTCATTCTTCCAAATGGCAACACCGTTGAGCTGAATGGATATTTCAAAGATGGCCCGGACGGTATGGTTCGCATCGAGCAGGCTGAGTACGAGGAGCGGAAAGCCAACAGGATCGACAAAAAGTAACCACTGATATTTGAAAGGAGAAAGAAATATGACCCCCATTGATACAATAGTCAGCATTAAATCCGGTGACGAGTACGGTGGTAAATACACCGGGAAACTCGGCATCATTAAAAAGTTTACAGATGATCGGGTCGGAGTGGAGTTTGCCGGCCTTAAAAACCACGCAAGCAAATACGGCCTCTTCTGGTTCAAGAAAGAGAATGTGACACCTTCACTCTTTGATGTGCCGAAGCGCAACGATGCAATCATTCCGGCGGCTCTTGCTAAGGCTTTCCTCAACTTCACTTTCGGAGCCCCCAGGGCATCGCTCGGCGTAAAGCAGGTCATTTTCAGTGGTCCTAAAACGATCGTGTTCTGGCTCGACGGAACCAAAACTATCGTTTCTTGTGGCGAGGGTGACCACAATGATCCCTATGCCGGGTTCTGTGCTGCCATTACGAAGCGAGTCTTTGGCTCCACTTCTCAGGCAAAGAAGGTCTTGGCAAGAACGAGAAAGGAGACTTCCAAATGAGCACAATTTATATTGGCGAGCGGCAAAGCGGCAAAACAACTATGCTCATCGAAATATCTGAAAAGACCGGAGCCACCATTGTTGTGGCTACCTATCAGATGGCCAAGTACATTCAGTTACTCGCTGCCCAGATGGGTAAGAAAATTCCTGTTCCCATCACGGTGACGAACTATATCCGTCTTCTCGCAAGCGGCGGTCTTGGTAAGAGCGAGAAGTATCTCGTAGACGAGCTTCAGATGATGCTCTCTGCTATGAATGTCGAAGCTGCTACGGTTGACTGCTACTGCATTGAGGTTCTTCGCGGCCAGCAGAAAGAAGGGTTGTAATGGCCGGGCTTAAAATGAATGTTGAGTTCCCAACGCGCCTTTGTGAAGTCAAAGGTGAACTCGGATATTTTCATCTTTGGGAGCGGTGGAGCAATGTTGTCGACGCCAGTCTGCTTCGGGGTGGACACCCTGCTGGTCAGATTGGACAGGTCTATGGCATTGTTGAATTCAAAGATGGTGTTCGCCGTGTTGACCCTGTTTCTATCAAGTTCTGCGATGAGGAGAACGCCGCTCTCTGCGCGCTTGTAAAGCACAATGAGACGTTAAGAAAAGGAGAAGTAAATGCTGAAAGTTGAAAATGTCGAAGTTCTCGGTTGGGAGCACGCTATTCGTGGTATGCGAAACCCTAAAAACTCTTGGGAGAAGAGCGATTCTAATTGGAGATATGTCGCTCCAGCTCAGAGGGAGAATCATATTTTGGCTTCTTACTCTGATGATAGTGAATTTTGGATTGGTCCGAATGATGCAGATTTGATGAACCGACTGAGAAATGCCGGTACGGATCATCGTAAGTTCATGCGGATGATTACCGTCTATCTCGACATCACTGCCCCGCTGTATTGGTGGAAAGAGTTCGACACCTATAAGGTCGGTACGGTTGCCAATTCCTGCTCGACCATGCACAAGATCGCGGATAAGAAATTTACGCTGGAAGATTTCAGTTGTGAACATCTGAACACAAACAGGGTGCTTACATGCTATGCTCCTACCGAGTATCACTTTTCTTCCCTCGATCTTTTGAAACTGAAGATTGATGCGTTGAATTACTGGCGGGAGAAGTATTTGGAGTTCTCAAAAATCGACGAAGCGGCGTGGAGATCGGCTCCGAAAGGAGACGGATTAACGGACGAATCGCTTACTGCCGCCAAAAAGAACTGCTGGTGGCAGATGATCCAGCTCCTGCCGAGCTCTTACAACCAGCGACGGACGGTCATGCTGAACTATGAGGTTCTGGCGAATATCTACAAGTCCCGTCGGAACCACAAGCTTGATGAATGGCACACACTTTGTGACCGGATCGAAAGTCTGCCTTATTCTGAGCTGATTACCGGTACTGCCGTTTGACACCACTCCGGCTGTTATGATACAATCATAAAAAGAAATCATGCGCAAAAAGTACATCGCCTATTATGGAAGGAGGTTGTTAGGCTATGGCTGAACGCAACGATTCTCACCTTCTGGACGGTGGTGATTCTGTGGGTATGACGGATAACCAGTACAAGGGTATGCTGCTTGACCAGTTAGAAGACTGGCAGGAAATCCTTGACCTGGCAATCGCAGCCGGGAACACCGAGATTCAGAAAAAGGCTGAGAAGCAAATCGCGAAGATCAACGAAAAGCTGAAATTCTAATCTCTACCCAGAGGGAAGGGCTTGTGGAAACACAGGCTCTTCTCTTTTTATATTTTTCAGGAGTGTGAACATTATGACACCTAATGAGTACCAGAAAGAGGCACTTCGGACCGCATCCGGAATGTCTAAGGAATACCCTCGTATTCTCAACGGCCTGATGGGTCTGAATGGCGAAGCCGGAGAATGCATTGATATTCTCAAAAAGCATCTTTACCAGGGCCACGCTTTTGATAGCGAACACATGGTAAAAGAACTTGGCGATGTCGCATGGTATCTGGCCATCAGCGCAGAAGCTATCGGCTATGATCTGGAGACGATCTTCCAGATGAACATTGATAAGCTCCGCGCTCGCTATCCCGATGGTTTTGACGCCAAACACAGTCTACATCGCAGAGCAAATGATATTTGAAAGGAGATATAATGAATAATCAACAAAACCCGTTGTGTGCTTTGTGCTGTGACTGTCAATATTGCGGAGATAAATATAGTTTTCCACAGCCAAATGAGTTAGCTGATGTAGACCCAAGCAATCCATTCATTAAAAGATATTATTGCTGTTGCGGAGACTGCGAACATTATGGCGATGATATCACAGGTAAAGGCATTTATGAATGCGACTGTTTCGATGCATTATAGAGGCAATATTTGAAAGGAGCTTGTGAAAATGGATGAGAAAAAAATCCACTCAATCATTGATGAAGCAATGGCGGCTCGTGACCGATCTGTGTCCATTTATATTTCGCCTGATGGCGGTGTTTCTGTTTCGGTCTTCCCGTGGCCGGATGAGGAGACACTCCGCAACATGAGAGCCAGCGGTCTGATCTCTCACAATGACTACCGGACACGACTTGGCCTGTCGCCTATGAAAGACTAAGGAGGATCGCAATGAACGAAAAAGTTCTGAGACATAAGGAAATCTGCGATGGGCTGAACGAGCTCTACGCACGCAAAAACCACGACTATGGCGACAGCTTCCATACCACTTTTGTCGAGGAAGGTCTCGCTATGGCCCGTATCCGTTTGGGGGATAAGTTCTCCCGCTTCAAGACCCTATCCCGCCTTTCCTGCAATGACCGCGACCAGCAGCAAGTTACGGATGAGTCCATTCGTGATACGCTGCTTGATCTCGCAAACTATGCCATCATGACTGTGTTGGAGATGGATACACCGGATGAGAGTCATGCGACTATGTACGGTTATGATAAGCCTATCTATACTGTTAAGGAGGATAAGTAAGATGAAAGCTAAGAGAGCGCTTTGTATGCTTGCGGCGATCCTCCTCGTTGTCGCCATGATGCTGATGTTCCTGACGGGTTGTAACAGACAAGTCATCGACACGACATTCAGCTATGACAATGCTATCCTGGCGCTTCCCGATGGTTCAGTCATTAGCGGGAAAATCGAGAGCTGGAAAGACTATGATGACGGCGATCAGATTCAGGTAAAAATTGACGGAACTACATATCTGGTTCATTCCGTCAACATCGCACTGATAAAGGAGTAATGATTATGTGGAAGCGCGAACTGATCCGCAACAAGATCTATGCGGTATTGATGGTGCTGGCATCTTTGCCGGTTGTTATTTTGGAGAAGGATGGTACGGTCCTTCTCCTTTCTCTTTTCTTCGGAGTTCCGATGTTCTTCGCAAAAGAAAACTGGATCGTGGGAGGACCCGTTCATGAAAGTAAAGAAAACCGGAAAAAGAGTGTTCGGAGCCGTAATGTCCGCCGCCGAGAAAAAGGCTATGGACATGGAGATACAGCGACAGCTCGCAGAGTACGATCGAAAGCATATCCGAGAGATCGACGCTCTGGTTCTGTGGGAGCTGCGTGAACAGCTCGGCTTCGGCAACAAGCGGCTTAAAAAATTCTATGACAACTTCTCCCGAGGCATCGAGGCTTTGATCCGTCGTTATGAGATGGAGCAGGGCGACGATGTCTGGCTCTGTACCTACAAGCTGAAAGAGATCGGCTGTGATCTTGAAAAGTGGGAGAAAGAAAGAGGTGACCAATGAGCGACCGAAAAAACTCGGAGGGCTACTCAGATCCGACAGCCTACCAGGCCATGATGAACCTTGAAATAGAGGAGCTTCGCTTTAAGAAGTTGCTCAGGTCCATCAAGGATGTGTGTGACTTGGCAGACTTTGAGATCGAAGGCCGTATCGTTCTGATCGACAAACGGTCCGGACGAGTATGGAGGTAGAAAAATGTTTTCTTTTGATGAGTTCGAGGATATGTGCGAAAAATTAGCTGAGGCATGGCAACAGATCCTCATGCCATTCGAGAAACTTTCAGAAGTTCTTGAGGCAATCTACAATGATCCAGCACTCTGGCCCAAACGCAATGGCGTTACGCCGAAAAAGTACGGCCTGTCTCTTCAGAAAAAGCATTTGCACAAACCGTTCACGCCATATCGGTATATTCCAATAACTCCGAAGAATCTCCCCTATATGAGGAGAACATTTTAGCAAAACTGCGTGAATTTGCCCCGGTTCTGTCTAATCTAAGATAGAATTCGGGGCTCTTTCATGCGCAAAAATCGTGGCCACTTTTGTTTTGAAAAACGGGCTTCTGCCCACTTTCTTTCGGGAACTTGATATATTCGGGCGAGTTTAGAGACTTGTAGAGACGGTTCTGGCCAAAAAAAGTGGGTTTTTGCCCGGTTTTATTTGAAAAGTGGGCGGGCTGAAACCGTTGGTACACAAGGCTTTGCGGGCTTTCTGCCCACTTTCCCACTTTTTTCTTTAATTAGTGTGAAGAAAAAATGTAAAAAAATATATATAAGTGACGAGAAAAAGTGGGTTTTTGGCCAAAGCCTGATTTTCCTCAAAAACTCTGACTTTCTTTTCGTGTACGAGTGTGATATACTAAGCTTGCGACACAATTAAATCTTCTTATCCGCTTCACTATGGGAGAATTACTTGGCAACAAGTGTTTCTCTCTTAACTCGTTATACCCATAGTGGTGGTAAGAGGATTGTGTCGCAACAATGAGAGATTCGCTTTTGCAGGGTGCGTCTCTTCGTTGGGGCGCACCTTTTTTATTTGCACTTTTACGAGGGGAGGACGGAGCGTGGCACGGCCTTACACTGAACAGCAAGTTCTCAAGAAACTGGATATTCCAGATTTCAGACATTTGACAAAAGAAAAAGTCATTGCTTTTGCGACGATGGTTCCGAAGATGAACCCCGAAGTTGCAAAGAAAGCTCTTGAGCAATTTCCGAACTTCGCTTCGACTTCACTTGATGTTTTGAAAGAGTACCGCAGCGTCATCCAGGAAGCGATGGAAGACGATCGAGAGAGTATGCGCAGTTGTTACGATATGTATAACCGCGTGATGGATTCTCTTGAAAAAATGCTGGACAATGACGACCTGACATTTGAGCAGAAGACTTATATTCTCGATCAGATGCAGGAAGTTGCCGCAGCGGTAGCGGATAAGGACTCTGAAAAATCGAGGAACCGTTTGAAGCTCATTGGGGTTATCGGCGGCGTAGCTGCTGCCATTGTCGCGGCTTTGGCTTCGAGTCTTGGAGGTAACATCGCACTGAAAGAAAGCAACAACATTGATGATGACAACATAACGGATTTATGAGAAAGGACAGACAGCATGAGTAAAGGTAACGGAAAGCGTAGCACTGGCGGACTGATTCTTGATGTGATACTTACTTTCTGCACAGGAGGTCTGTGGCTGATTTGGATACTCATTCGGTATCTGCGAAATAATAGCTGACCCTCTGGATATTTGACCGAGACGCTTGAAAAGGTGTCTCGGCTTTTTTTATGCCCTTTTTGGCTTCCGCAGAAAAAACAGGGTCTTTTATGGAGAAGAGAGAGATGTGTTACACATTTCCCTCTCTCCATTTTATTTTTTGTCGAAAGGAGGTCATTTCGTGGCCAGAAGTTCCAGACTTGAGAGCGGATTTCAAGACCGTTTAATCGAGTCATTGAAAGCGTTGTTCCCTGGATGCATGGTTTTCAAGATGGACCAAATTCAGGGACTTCCCGATCTGTTGATTCTTTATGGCGAGAAGTGGGCCTCCCTCGAATGCAAGAGGTCTGCGACAGCTAAGAAGCGCCCAAATCAGGACTACTATGTCGAGAAGATGAACGATATGTCATTCTCTCGTTTTGTGTGTCCGGAAAATAAAGAGGAGGTATTGAATGAACTTCAACAGGCATTCCAACCTTGAAGGTCAGCACGCCTTCCTTGGTGCAAGTAAGTATCACTGGATCAATTACACCGATGATAAAATCGCGGACTCCTATGTGAGATTTCTGGCAACACAGAAAGGAACTGTTCTTCACGCATTCGCCGCTCAGTGTATTCTTTTGGGGCAGAAACTTCCCAAGTCTCAGAAGACTCTGAACATGTATGTGAATGACGCTATCGGTTATAAGATGACGCCGGAACAGATCCTCTACTATTCCCCGAACTGTTTCGGAACGACCGATGCGATTTGTTTCCGAAATAATTTTCTTCGCATCCATGATTTGAAGACCGGAGAAATTGATGCTCACATTGAACAGTTGGAGGTCTATGCCGCTCTGTTCTGTTTGGAGTATCATATTCGTCCAGCCGACATTGAAATGGAACTGCGTATCTACCAGCACGACCAAATTCTGTACCATAAGCCGACTGTTGAGGATATTCTGCCAATCATGGACAGGATCATCACAGCCGATAAAGTCATCAACAAAATTAGAGAAGAGGAGGGTTAAGCTATGGACCTCGTAGAGGAAGATATTCTGATGCACTATGGCGTCAAACGGCGCTCTGGGCGCTATCCGTGGGGTTCCGGTGATAACCCTTACCAACATGGCGGCGACTTTCTTGCTCGCGTTGAAGAGCTTCAGCGGCTCGGCAAAACTGAAAAACAGATTGCTGATGAACTTCATCTTTCGACGACTGACTTGCGGATGCAGGTTCGCGTCGCAAAGCATGAACGCCGTGCTCTTCAGGCAGACCGTGCCCGTTCTTTGCGGGAAGACGGTAAGACGCTGGATGAGATCGCCTCAATCCTCGGTTATGCGAATGACTCTTCTGTTCGCGCACTGCTGAATGAGAATACGGCAGCCAATAAGAATAAGGCGCAAGCCACGGCAGAGATTCTGAAGAAAGAGCTTGCGGAAAAAGGAGCCATTGATGTAGGCACCGGCGTTGAGCGGCAGCTTGGCGTTTCTACCGGTGTTCTTCAAGAGGCTCTTTTCATTTTGGAAACCGAGGGCTATAACCGCTATGGCGTCGGCGTTCCTCAGGTAAACGACCCGAAGAAACGCACGATCACCCCAGTTATTTCCGTTCCTGAGATTGACCAGAGAGAGGTTTATCAGAACCTTGATTTGGTGAAGTCTGTTGGCGACTACCATTCTACTGATGGTGGCGAGTCTTGGGACAAGCGTGAGTATCCGGCGAGCATTGATTCCAGCCGTGTGAAGATCCTTTATGGAGATGAGGGTGGCGCACTGAAAGACGGTGTCATTGAGATCCGTCGCGGCGTTGCTGACCTTGATTTGGGAGACTCTCACTATGCTCAAGTTCGTATCCTTGTGGATGGTACTCATTACCTCAAAGGAATGGCGATGTATTCTGACGATATGCCCGATGGCGCAGACATTGTCTTTAACACCAACAAGCATACCGGAACACCTAAGATGGATGTTCTGAAGAAAATTCAGGATGATCCCGACAACCCTTTCGGGGCCTTGATTAAGGCTAATGGCCAGAGTCACTATATCGACGCCGACGGCAATGAGAAGCTTTCTGCGATCAACAAGCTGAAAGAAGAGGGCGACTGGGACAAGATGAGTAAAAATCTTTCTTCCCAGTTCCTTTCCAAGCAGCCCATCCAGCTTATCAAGAAGCAGTTGGATTTGACTTACGCTGATGCTGCTGATGAGTTCTCGGAGATCTGTTCGTTGAACAATCCCACCGTAAAGCGGAAGCTCCTGTTAGACTTTGCGGATGAGTGCGACTCGGCTGCTGTCCATCTGAAAGCGGCCGCTCTCCCTCGTCAGAGCACGCAGGTCATACTACCGCTCAATGCGATGAAAGAGACCGAGATCTTTGCCCCGAACTATCGTGATGGCGAAAAGGTCGTGCTAATTCGCTATCCGCATGGTGGTACCTTTGAGATCCCTGAGCTTACGGTCAATAACAAAAACCCGACTGCCGTTTCCGTTCTCGGAAAGAACATTCGGGATGCTGTTGGCATCAACCCTAAGGTTGCAGAGCGTCTTTCTGGTGCTGACTTTGATGGCGACCAGGTCGTTGTCATTCCTACCGGTGGGAGGGTGAAGATCCAATCTACCCCCGCCCTTAAGGATTTGAAAGACTTCGATCCTAAGACTGATTACTCGACTGAGGGCAAGACTGGCGTTCGGCTCCTTGCAAAGGGCGCTGCTACACAGAGACAGATGGGTGAGATTTCAAATCTCATTACTGACATGACTCTGAAAGGCGCTACTGAGCCTGAGATCGCAAGAGCGGTCAAACACAGCATGGTTGTTATTGATGCGGCCAAGCACAAGCTCGACTACCGGCAGTCTGAGAAAGACAATGGTATCGCCGAGCTCAAGAAGAAGTATCAAGGCTTTGACGACGAGACTGGTCACCATGGCGGCGCCTCTACCCTTCTATCCCGTAGAAAGCAGGATGTTGAGGTACCGGAGCGTCAGGGCAGCGGTGTCATTGATCCTCTGACAGGAAAAGTCGTTTACAAGGAGTCCGGCAGAACTTATGTGGACCCCCGTACCGGAAAGACGGTAGCGGCAACCACTAAGGTTAAACGCATCCTCGCAGTTGATGATGTTCGTTCGATGTCTTCTGGAACGCTTCAGGAAGAGGCCTATGCCGACTATGCCAACAAGATGAAAGACCTTGCCAACAAGGCCCGTCTTGAATACAAGGCTACCCCTACTCTGAAGCGCTCTGCCAGTGCGGCCAAGGCCTTTGAGCCCGAAGTGAACCGCCTTATGGCTGCTCTCAAGGTCGCACAGTTGAATGCTCCTCTTGAACGAGAAGCTCAACGAATTGCAAATGCTCGTGTGAAAGCAAAGGTTCAGGCAAACAACATCACTGACAAAGATGAGATTTCCAAGATCCGTCGTGCTGCCATTAGTGATGCCAGAAATTCTACTGGTGCAAGCGGAAAGCGAACTCGCATTACAATCAGCGATGGCGAATGGACTGCAATTCAGTCCGGTGCAATTTCAGACACAACCTTGAGCGAGATCTTGCGTTATGCCGAACCGAAAACTGTAAGAGAACGAGCAACACCGAGAAGAACAACGCAGTTGTCCGATGCTCGTGTTAGCAGAATCAAAGCAATGGCGAATTCTGGCCACACAAATGCTGAAATCGCTGAAGCTTTGGGGATTTCGACTTCTGCCGTTTCCAAGTATCTGAATTCATGAAAGGAAGTGAGAGAAAATGGCTCAATCATGCGCGCTAACTACGACAGACAATCCGTATGATCCCTTTACCCAGTACGATGCTTGGTATCGCTTTGATGAAGGCAAAGGCTATCACTCTTGCGCCTACCTGGCCCGTATAGCCAGGACCTCTGATCAGCTTTCAGATGCTGAAAACGAACAGGAACTTGAGCGTGCCATTGACGACATCATCAAATACGATCCCCTTGGGATCTACAAAAAAGTAAAAGCAGACACAAAGGATTCGCCTCCCGTGAGTGCATAAAGGCTTTAGCAGTCTCTTTCGCTCAAATCGGGAGGTTTTATCTTTGGCTCTGCTTTTGCAACACAATAAGTTTTAACTCCTAATCACCTTTTGCTTAGCGAGACTGCCTTGCTCTCCAAAAGGTATAGGGGGGGTCGCAAAAACAGCACCCCCTCTGCATCGCGGCGGTCTTTGAAAATTCTCCGGGGGATATTTTTGAAAAATGTTTTTCTGGGTTGGGGCAGCCAGCGGGAGTTTTGGGCGACGAGACAGGGTTTGAACGGGCCCACAGGGCTGATATTTCACCTCCTGATGTGTTCTTCTTTCCATGGAATCGCCACGACCGGGTCATGCAAGTGCTTTCTCTACCTCCATCTTTTATTTGGGGATTTCTCCTTTCAACTTGTTCAGCCAGTCAGTTCTGTGGGTTCTTTCAAGCCCTGTCTCAAAGTTCAAATAAGTAATACAAAACACAGTGCATACCATGATCAAACACAGCGAGAGGAGGTGGCAAGGATGGCAAAGGCCGCAAGATCATCTGAGAAAGTACCTAAATCCCGTGCGGCTCTTACTCCTGAAGCAAGAGAGAAGCAACTGATCGCCTTAGCCATTGATGTTGCCGAAGAGCAAATGCGCAACGGCACTGCTTCCTCTCAGGTGATTTCCCATTTTCTGAAACTTGGCTCCACCAGAGCCCAGATCGAAAAAGAATTGCTTGAGAAGCAGAGGGATCTTGCAGCGGCAAAGGCCGAAGCAATCGAGTCCTCCGCCAAGATGGAAGATCTGTACCTCAAGGCGGCCAAGGCTATGAAGAGCTATCAGGGGCAGGAGGAAGAAGAGGATGAATATTAAAAGCTATTCAGAGCTTGTTCTTCTTCCAACCTTTGAAGATCGCTTTGAGTATCTTCGGCTTGATGGCATCGTCGGCGAAACGACTTTCGGCTTCAACCGTTATATGAACCAGGTCTTTTACAGGTCACTGGAATGGAAGAAGATCCGAGACACGGTGATTGCAAGAGATCTTGGTTGCGACCTTGGCATCGAAGGTCATGAGATATTTGGTCGAGTCATCATTCACCATCTGAACCCGATTCGGCAGAGAGATCTTCTGGAACGGACAGACATTCTGCTCGACCCTGAGTATCTCATCACAACGACCCATGAGACGCATCAGGCAATTCACTACGGTGACAAAAATCTGTTGCTCACCGAACCACCGCAGCGGACAAGGAATGATACCTGTCCCTGGAAACATTAAACCAAAGGAGGAACCGACTATGCAGAATAATCCTCGCAAGCAGGACATCATTCAGGAGCTTCGCGGTAAGCGTCAGGATGTGATGGAACTCTGCACCGAAGCAGAAGCGGTCAATGAGCCGCACACTGGCTCCGGTATTGTTACGGACTGTCTCTATTTGAATGTGCGTAAACTGCCAGACATCAACGCAGATGTTGCGGTCGTCATTGACGCGCTGACGCGGGTATGCGTTGACTTGGATGCGTCCACGGAAGACTTTTACAAAGTTCGCACTTCTGATGGGGTCGAGGGCTTTTGTATGAGAAAGTACATTGCCCTTTCCAAGTAAGGAGTGCATCTATGGATACGACTGAAAGCATCCTGACATCAGTGAAGAAGCTTCTCGGAATTGACGAGAGTTACACTCACTTTGATGCCGACCTCATCATGCACATCAACTCCGTCTTTTCCATTCTTGGACAGATGGGAGTTGGCCCTAAGAAAGGCTTTGCCATTTCAGGGGCTGATGAAAAGTGGTCTGACTTTCTGGAGGATGACCCCGGTCGGCTTGCCCTTGTAAAATCTTATATGCACCTTAAAGTTCGGCTGCTTTTCGACCTGCCTACCGCTTCCTCTGCTGTTGACGCGATGAACCGTCAGATCAGCGAGTTTGAGTGGCGGCTTTTCGTGGCGGCCGATAATGCTGCAAGAGAGGAGGAAAGTCAAAATGGATGAACTTTGCCACTATGGTATCAAAGGCCAGAAATGGGGCGTTCGCCGTTTCCAGAATTCAGACGGCAGTTACACTTCTGAGGGAAAACGCCGCGCTCAGCAGCAGGAGAAGAAAGATCCTGTGAAAGAGATGAAAGATGAAGACCTCAGAAAGGCAATCACTCGGTTATCTCTGGAAAACAAATATAAGGATCTGACGAAAAAGCCGACCCCGCCCTCTAAGCTTGAGTCGACCAAGAAAGCTGTGGATGCCACTTCCGAACTTGTCAATCGGGCGAAGAAGATGGATCAGGACAGCCGCAAGGCTGCGAAGAAAGAGCGGATGGACCTGAGCAAGAAGACCGACAAGGAGCTTCGCGACCAGATCAACCGCGAGCTTTTGGAACGGCAGTACAACGATCTGTTTGCCAAGGAGTCGGTGTCCAAAGGCCGCCGCTATCTTTCCGATGTGCTTGACAACGCCGGAACGGTTTTGGCTGTCGGCAGCTCGGCTCTGAGCATTGCTCTCGCAATTCAGCAGTTGCAGAAGAAGGCGGGGTAATACTGAATGGCCCTGTCGAATACTGCTGTTCCCCGGTATTACGGGAAATTTCGTGAAGCGGTGATTCGGGGTGAGATCCCTGTCTGCAAAGAGATTTCGATGGAGATGAACCGGATCGACGATCTGATCGCAAATCCAGGAATCTATTACGATGATAAAGCCGTTGAGGGCTGGATCAAGTATTGCGAGGCAGAGATGACTCTGACGGATGGTTCCGATCTTCACCTCCTTGACAGCTTCAAGCTGTGGGGCGAGCAGGTATTCGGCTGGTATTACTTTGTGGAGCGCACGGTCTATGAGCCGAACGCGGACGGACGAGGCGGGCACTATGTCAAGAAGATGATCAAGAAGCGGCTTGTGAACAAGCAATACCTGATCGTCGGACGAGGTGCCGCTAAGTCGATCTATGACTCGTGCATCCAATCATTCTTTGAGAATGTGGATACAAGTACGACCCATCAGATCACGACGGCTCCAACCATGAAGCTTGCCGAAGAGGTCATGTCACCGATTCGCACCGCCATCACAAGAGCCCGCGGCCCCGTATTCCAATTTCTGACCCAAGGCTCACTTCAGAACACGACCGGTTCGCAGGCCAACCGCGTCAAGTTGGCTTCGACCAAGAAAGGCATTGAGAACTTTCTGACCGGCTCTCTTATTGAGATCCGCCCCATGTCGATCAACAAGCTGCAAGGTCTTCGATGCAAGATCGCAACCGTAGACGAGTGGCTCTCCGGCGACATTCGCGAGGATGTTATCGGCGCTATCGAGCAGGGCGCTTCCAAGGTGGACGACTATCTGATCGTGGCCACCAGTTCGGAGGGTACTGTTCGTAACGGCGCCGGTGACACCATCAAAATGGAGCTTATGAGCATTCTCAAGGGGGATTATCCAAACCCGCATGTTTCGATCTGGTGGTACAAGCTTGACTCTGTCGACGAGGTCGGCTATCCGGAGATGTGGATGAAGGCGAACCCGAACATCGGAAAGACGGTAAGTTACGAGACTTATCAGCTTGATGTGGAACGCGCCGAGAAAGCGCCTGCCGCAAGGAATGATATTCTTGCCAAGCGTTTCGGACTGCCGATGGAGGGTTATACCTATTACTTCACCTACGAAGAGACACTGCCGCATCGCAAACGCGATTACTGGCAGATGGCCTGCGCGCTGGGCGGAGACCTTTCTCAGGGTGACGACTTCTGTTCGTTCACCTTTTTGTTTCCGCTGCGTAATGGTTCCTTTGGCGTGAAGACCAGAAACTACATTACTTCCAGAACGCTGAATAAGCTGCCCGCTGCTATGCGTAATAAGTATGAGCAGTTTATGGATGAGGGTAGTCTTGTCGTTTTGGATGGAACGGTTCTGGACCCGATGCAGGTCTATGAGGACTTGGACGAGTACATCGTTGCCTGTGGGTATGATGTCCGCTGCTTTGGTTATGACCCATACAACGCCAAGGAGTTTGTGGAACGCTGGGCGGCTGAGAACGGCCCGTTTGGCATTGAGAAAGTCATTCAGGGCGCGAAGACGGAGTCCGTTCCATTGGGTGAGCTGAAGAAGCTGGCCGAAGACCGGATGCTCCTCTTCGATGAAGAGTTGATGACCTATGCTATGGGTAACTGCATCGCCATGGAAGATACCAACGGAAACCGGAAGCTGATGAAGAAGCGGTATGAGCAGAAGATCGACGCCGTGTCGGCTATGATGGATTCCTATATCGCTTACAAGCGGAATCCGGAAGCGTTCGAATGAGAAATATTGGATGAATTCACAAAGAACAATACCCAAGTTATCGAAGTGCTTTATCTGGTAAAAAATAACCGTTTATCAAACCGCTGACTTTTAATAGTCTGCGGATTTTTTATGCCACGAAGGAGGTGATGAGTTCCGAATGGAAATGACAGTTGCCACGCGGCTAAAGCACGCATGGAATACATTCATGAACCGAGATTCTTATGTTTCTCGGATGTCGATTGGGCCGAGTTACGGTTATCGCCCCGACCGTCCACTCTTCAGCCGTGGAAATGAGCGTTCGATCATTACCTCGGTCTATAACCGTATTGCGCTGGATGTCTCATCTATGACCGTTCAGCATGTGCGACTGGATAGCAGCGACCGATTCAAGGAGGTCATCGAGAGCGGGCTTAATAACTGTTTAACGGTAGAAGCCAATGTTGACCAGACAGGAAGGGCCTTTATGCAGGACATTGTTATGTCGATGCTGGACGAGGGCTGCGTTGCTATCATCCCTGTCGATACAAACTTTGATCCTGAGAAAACCGGCGGCATTGACATCGAGACGATGCGGACCGGCAAGATTCTTGAATGGTTCCCGCAGCATGTGAAAGTTCGCGTCTACAATGACCAGCGCGGTGAGAAAGAGGACATTCTTGTCCCCAAGAGCACCGTCGGCATTGTGGAGAATCCTTTCTATGCTGTCATGAATGAACCGAACTCTACGATGCAGCGGCTTATCCGAAAGCTGAACCTGCTGGACGCCATTGACGAGCAGAACAGTTCCGGAAAGCTGAACCTCATCATTCAGTTGCCGTATGTCATCAAGACAGAAGCACGTCGTCAACAGGCGGAATTGCGCCGACAAGATATCGAGAACCAGTTAGCCAGCTCCAAATACGGTGTTGCGTACACTGACGGAACTGAGCATGTGGTCCAACTGAATCGCCCCGTCGAGAACAACCTGATGTCCCAGATCGAATACCTGACGAGTATGCTTTACAGCCAGTTAGGTTTGACCCAGGGCATTCTGGATGGCTCTGCCGACGACAAGACGATGCAGAACTACCTGACTCGAATTGTTGAGCCGATTCTCTCTGCCATCGTTGATGAGATCAAGAGGAAATTCCTCACCAAAACTGCTCGGTCGCAAAAGCAGTCCATCCTGTTCTTCCGAGATCCCTTCAAGCTGGTGCCTGTCGATAAGATCGCTGAGATGACTGACAAGTTCACCCGCAACGAGGTCATGACCTCGAATGAGATCCGGCAGAAGATCGGCATGAAGCCTTCTTCCGACCCAAAGGCGGACGAGCTGCGCAACAGCAATCTGAGCGCACCGGCGGAAAGCACGCCGGCATCAACACCGAAGGAGGACAACAATCAAAATGGAGAAGAAACTTAAGTACGACTTCAGCGGCTGGGCGACGCGCAATGACCTTGTGTGCAGTGATGGCCGCACCATTCGCCGTGATGCGTTTGCGCATTGCGACGGAAAGACCGTCCCCCTCGTATGGAATCACCAGCATGACGACCCGACCAATATTCTGGGCCATGCGCTGCTGGAAAACCGCGAGGATGGCGTTTACGCTTACTGCACATTCAACGAAACTGCTGCCGGTAAGGCTGCTAAGCTGATCGTGCAGCATGGAGATGTGGATTCCCTGTCCATCTATGCCAACGGCCTGAAGCAGCAGGGCGGAAATGTGATGCATGGTGACATCAAGGAGCTGAGCCTTGTGGTCGCCGGTGCAAATCCCGGAGCATTCATCGACTTTGTCGATCTTGCTCATGGAGAGGGCTCTGAGCAGGAAGTCATCTTCTGCGCCAACGAACCTATCACGCTCGCCCATGCAGATGAAGGCAAAGCTGATGACTCTGCCGATGACGGCAAGAAGTCCGCCGATGGCGACACCATTGAAGATGTCATCAACAGCCTGACCGAAAAGCAGAAGACCGTTGTGGTTGCTCTGCTTGCCAATGCTATGGCCCACAGCGATTCTGACGACGATGATGGCGAAGAGAAGAAGGACGACGGCCACATCGAACATTCTGACAAATCCGAAGGAGGAGACAAGACTATGAAACACAATGTTTTCGAGAAGCCTGAGGACAATCAGGCGACCACCCTGAGCCATTCCGCTCAGACCGAGATCATCGCCAATGCCAAGCTCAAGAGCGTTGGCACTCTTCAGGGGGCTATGAAGCTCTACGCCGAGCAGCATAACGATACTCTGAAGCACGGTATCGACGACATCGAGGCCCTGTTCCCCGAGTATAAGGATCTGCGCACCGGCGCTCCTGAGCTCATCACCCGTGACCAGGGCTGGGTCAATGTGGTCATGAACAAGGTCCACAAGAGCCCTATCAGCCGTATCCGTACCCGCAACATGGATGCCCGCGGCGATGATATCCGCGCGCATGGTTACCAGAAGGGCAAGAAGAAGGTTCCTTCCGGCAACATGAAGCTGATGAAGCGCACCACCGATCCGCAGACCATCTACATCACTGACTCCATGCACCGCGATGACATCATCGACATCACCGATTTCGATGTGGTCGAGTACCAGTACGGTGTGATGCGTCAGACTCTGCTGGAAGAGGTCGCTACCGCTATCCTGATCGGTGATGGTCGCGATGAGGCGGATGAGCACAAGATCTCTGAGGAGCATGTCCGTTCTATCTGGAATGACGACGATCTCTACACCATTCACTATGATGTGGACATCGAGGCTGCCCGCAACGAGCTTCAGGGTACCGGCACCGCTTCCCGTTTCGGTGAGAACTACATCTACGCCGAGGCGATCATCACGGCTGCCCTTTACTCCCGCGAGAAGTTCAAGGGCACCGGCACTCCCGACTTCTTCTGCACGCCGCATCTGGTGAATGTGATGCTGCTGGCCCGCGACACCAACGGTCGCCGTATCTACAACTCCAAGGCTGATCTGGCTGCCGCGCTGAACATCAACGAGCTGCACACTGCTGAACAGTTCGAGGGTCTGGCCCGCACCGACAAGACCGGCAAGAAGCATAACCTGCTGGGTATCTTCGTCAACCTGAGCGACTACACCGTCGGCTCTACCAAGGGCGGCGAGATCACCCGCTTCAATCAGTTCGACATCGACTTCAACCAGGAGAAGTACCTGATCGAGACTCGTCTGTCCGGCGCACTGACCAGACTGTGGTCTGCTATCGCACTGGAAGAGCCCGTGAAGGCCTCTTCCGGCCAGACCGAGGATGCCGGTCACGACGGCATCTAAGGGAGAAAATTCAAAATGGCAAAATTTTACGGACCGGTAGGCTATGCTGAAACGGTGGAAACGGCGCCTGGTGTATATGTGGAAAAGATCACGGAGCGGATGTACTTCGGAGACTTGACCCGTAACACCAGGCGTCTTCAGTCATCGGAAACGCTCAATGACGACATCAATATTGCGAATGAGATCAGCATAGTCGCCGATCCGTTTGCCAACCAGAATTTCCACCGAATGCGGTATGTTGGCTTTATGGGGGCAAATTGGAAGATCTCCAATGTTGAAGTCCATTATCCAAGACTGATCCTGACGATAGGAGGTGTCTACAATGGAGAGACTGCTTCTTCAGAAGACGCTATCTGACATTCTTGGATGCCCCGACCGAGGCGAAAAGTGCCGTGTGTACTTTCAGCCTCCCGCCAGCAAGGAAATGATTTATGACTGCATCGTTTACGAGCGCAGCCGTATTGAACCTACTTTTGCTGACAATCAGCCCTATGCGCTTCACGACCGGTATCAGGTAACTGTAATTTACAGAAATCCTGACAGTGAGATCCCAAGCAAGATCGCGCTTCTTCCGATGTGCAGCCATGAACGCCACTATACCAAAGAAAACCTGAACCATGATGTGTTCAACCTATATTTCTAACCTTACAAGGAGGAAACAGCTATGAAGATCAAATGGGATGAAGTCGGCAAGCGTCTGTATGAGACCGGCGTCGACCACGGCGTCCTGTTCCCGATGGGCGAGGACAATACATACGGCAAAGGCGTGCCCTGGTATGGCCTGAGCGCCGTTAACGAGAGCCCCTCCGGCGGCGAGCCTAATGCCGTATGGGCGGACAACATCAAGTACCTGAACCTGATGAGTGCCGAGGATTTCGGCGCCACCATCGAGGCTTACACCTATCCCGATGAGTTCGAGGCCTGCAACGGCTGCGCTGAGATCGCCCCGGGTGTCACCATCGCCCAGCAGGATCGCAAGATGTTCGGCTTCTGCTATCGCACGCTGATCGGCAACGATACGGTTGGTACGAACTATGGCTACAAGCTTCATCTGGTGTACGGTGCGCAGGCTTCTCCCTCTGAGAAGAACAACCAGACTGTGAACGACAGCCCCGAGGCTGCCACCATGAGCTGGGAGATCAGCACCACGCCTGTGGATGTTCCCAATTTCAAGCCGACCGCGCATCTGGTCATCGACTCCACGAAGACCGACAAGGCCAAGCTCGCGAAGCTGGAGGAGATGCTGTACGGCACCGATGGCGACCAGGCCACCGAACCCACGCTTCCGATGCCCGAGAAGGTCATCGAGCTGCTGAAGGCTGCCGGCTGATCCACGGTACAAGAACTTCTAAAGCGGGGCTCTCTTCACCGAGGGCTCCGCTTTCTTTAATTTTTGAAAGGAGAAAGCATCATGCTTAAGAAAACCATCGCTTATACCGACTACAACGGTACCACTCGCAAGGAGGATTTTTACTTCAACCTGACACAGGCTGAGGTGACTGAACTGGAGGTCTCTGTTGAGGGAGGCCTGGTCGAAATGATCAACCGCATCGTTGCCGCGCAGAATGGCAAGGTCATCATCGAGACTTTCAAGGACATCATTCTGCGCGCTTACGGTGAGAAGTCTCCGGATGGCCGTCGATTCATTAAGAACCAGGAAGTCCGCGATGCCTTCGCTCAGACCGAGGCGTACAGCAACTTGTTCATGGAGCTGGCAACCGACGCTAAGGCTGCGAGCGAGTTCGTCAACGGCATCGTTCCTCCCAAGACGGAAAAGGCAGTCCCGGCCGATCAGAGTGCCGAAGCTCCCGCTGTTCCTGAAAACTGATGATAATGAGGACCGGCGATGCTGAAGATCACAGTGCCGGCTACCGAATTGTTTGACGGGGTCGGAAACTTTATCAACACCAAGGAGCAGACGCTTCAGTTGGAGCATTCGCTGGTCTCTCTTTCAAAATGGGAAGCCAAATGGCACAAGCCTTACTTGTCCCGCAAGGCGATGACCATAGAAGAGACGATCGACTACATCCGGTGCATGACGCTGACACAGAATGTCGACCCGAATGTGTATAAAGCGATCACTCCATCAAATTTGAAGACGGTCACAGAGTACATTGACGCTCCGATGACCGCCACGACCATCTCCAATGCAAAGAAAAAGGGTGGAAGCCGTAAAATCGTCACGGCAGAGGTCATTTATTATTGGATGATCTCCTACGGTATCCCGTTTGAGTGCCAGAAATGGCATCTGAACCGACTGCTGACCCTTATCAATGTGTGTAATGTGGAGGGGTCGCCGCCTCAGAAGCTTTCGAGAGCGGAGGTTGCCGCGCAGTATAAAGCGCTGAACGCCGCCCGACGAAAGCAGTGGAATACAAGGGGGTAACACCATGACAGAACGGCAGATTTTTGCCTTTCTGAAAAGTCAGGGACTCAGCGATGCCGGTTGTGCTGGCGCTATGGGAAATATGTTTGCAGAGAGCGGGCTGAACAGTCGGAACCTGCAAAACTCCTATGAAAAGAAGCTGGGCTATACTGACGCTTCTTATACCAAGGCTGTGGATAACGGCAGTTATCGTAATTTTGCTTTTGATAAAGCCGGCTACGGACTTTGCCAATGGACTTACTCGACAAGGAAGGCGGCGCTGCTGGCGTTTGCTAAGACTTGCGGTACCTCCATCGGTGATGCGGAAATGCAGCTTAAGTTCTTCATGAAAGAACTTCGTGAAAGGTATCCAAAGGTGCTTTCTGTACTGAAAACATCCAAAACAGTACGCGAGGCGTCCGACGCGGTGCTTCTCAACTTTGAACGGCCTGCCGATCAGAGCGCGGCTGTGAGAAAAAAGAGAGCCGAATATGGACAGGCGTACTACAACACTCTGACCGGAAAGGAGACAACTATGTTTACCAACAGCCCGCTGGTGTCCTACACCAAGATCTCGCCGAACAGGACACCGAACAGAAATCACGCGATCGACACCATTACGATCCACTGTGTTGTGGGTCAGTGCAGCGTGGAAACACTCGGCGAAGTGTTTGCGCCGAAAACCAGACAGGCCAGCTCCAACTATGGCATTGGGCCAGATGGACGAATCGGCATGTATGTGGAAGAGAAAGACCGATCCTGGTGCTCTTCTTCCGCAAGCAACGATAACCGCGCAGTCACGATCGAAGTTGCCAGCGATACTACCCACCCCTACAAGGTGAAGGATGCTGCCTATAAGGCTTTGATTGAGCTGGTTGCCGATATCTGCAAGAGAAACGGGATCAAGGAGCTCAAGTGGAAGGCGGACAAGTCTCTGATCGGTCAGATTGACAAGCAGAACATGACCGTGCATCGGTGGTTTGCCAATAAATCCTGCCCGGGAGACTATCTCTACAATCTTCACGGACAGATTGCCGCGGAGGTCAATAAGCGGCTCGGCGTTTCTTCCGGCTCGACTCCTGTTGTAACGCCGCCGAAAAGCACCACACCGTATCGCGTCCGTGTGAAGATCAAGAACCTTAACATCCGCAAAGGTCCCGGCACGCAGAATGCGTCTAACGGCTTTATTGCTCCTGGAGTTTACACTATCGTAAGCGAGAGCAAGGGGTCCGGCGCCTCGATGTGGGGCAAGCTGAAATCCGGAGCCGGCTGGATCTCGCTGGACTACTGCGAAAAGCTGTAAAAGGAGAAAGACATGATCACGTTCAGACAAAAGGGCGACTTCTCCAAGCTGACGAGATTTTTGGAGAGAGCCAAAGAAACGGTGCATCTCGGAGACCTCGATCAGTATGGCCGAGCCGGAGTGGCCGCTCTTGCGTCTGCAACGCCTGTTGACTCTGGAGAAACGGCCCAATCGTGGTATTACGAGATCACGAACAAGAAGGGTTTTGTGAGCATCTCGTTTCACAATTCAAATATTCAAAATGGAGTTCCAATCGCCATCATTTTGCAGTATGGGCATGGAACTGGAACCGGCGGCTGGGTAGCGGGACGTGATTACATCAATCCTGCTATCCGGCCTATTTTTGATCAAATCGCAAATGACGCATGGAAGGAGGTCACGAAGACATGAGCACAACGATCGACGAGAGAGTTGTTGAAATGCGATTCGACAACCGTCAATTCGAGGCGGGTGTGAAGACAAGTTTGTCCACGCTCGACAAACTCAAAGAGGGTTTGGATCTGGACGGTGCGGCTAAAGGTCTGAAGGGCCTTGGCGACGCAGCTAAAAAGTGCGACCTTTCGACCCTTAGCAATTCCGTCGAGACTGTTCGGATGAAATTCTCGGCGCTCGAAGTCATGGCGGTGACCGCCCTTTCAAACATTACCAACTCGGTCATCAATACCGGAAAACGGATGATCGAATCGTTTACATTGGAGCCTGCCAAGCAGGGCTTTGACGAATACGAGCTTAAGATGGGCTCTATTCAGACGATCATGATGAGCACCGGCGCATCGTTGGAGGAGGTCAACAAGTATCTTCAGGAGCTGAACACCTATTCCGATAAGACAATTTACTCTTTCCAGGATATGACCTCCAATATCGGTAAGTTCACGAATGCCGGCGTCGGCCTTGAGGATGCTGTTATGGCTATCCAGGGCGTGTCGAATGTGGCTGCCGTATCCGGTGCAAATGCAAACGAGGCTTCCCGTGCAATGTATAACTTTGCGCAGGCCTTGTCCGCAGGATATGTCAAGCTGATCGACTGGAAATCCATTGAAAATGCGAACATGGCAACGGTGGAATTCAAGACGCAGCTTTTGGAGTCGGCTGTTGCGTGCGGAACTTTGACGAAAACCGCAGACGGAATGTATAAGACCGTCAAGGGAAATGTCATTGACGCCACACATAATTTTAACGATTCTTTGCAGGACCAGTGGATGACGACGGAAGCTCTTGTCGGCACGCTTCGTAATTATGCTGATGAAACGACCGACATCGGCAAGAAGGCATTCGCGGCTGCACAGGATGTTAAGACATTCTCACAGTTGATGGATACCTTAAAGGAAGCTGCGGGCTCTGGTTGGGCCAACACATGGGAGATCCTCTTTGGTGACTTTGAAGAAGCCAAGGAATTGTGGACGGGTCTTAGTCAGGCGATCGGCGGATTTATTGATACGCAGTCTGATGCTCGTAATTCGGTACTTCAGGGATGGAAAGACCTTGGCGGCAGAACCGAGCTGATCGAGTCTCTCAAGAATACGCTCAAGGGAATCGGAATGGTTATCAAGCCAATTACGGAGGCTTTTCGTGATATTTTTCCGCCAACTACGGCGGAACAGCTTCATAATCTGACGGAAGGACTGCTGAAGTTCACAACAAAACTGACGCTTAGTGACACTGCTTCCGAAAACCTGAAGAACACCTTCAAGGGTCTGTTTGCCATTCTTGATATTTGCAAGCGGGCAATCGGTGCAATTCTGGGTCCGGTCGGTTCTCTTCTTGGGAAAGTAACCGGCTTAGGCGGTGGCGTTCTCGGCGTGACCGGCTCTATCGGAGAATGGCTCGTCAAGCTTGACGAAGCGATCAAGAAGAACGACATTTTCGGAAAAGGCATTGAGAAAATATCCGACTTTGTGAGCGGTGCTGCTACGGCCATCAAGAATTTTGCCGAGTCTGTTCGTGAATACCTCGGTCTGCCGACGCTTGACGAAGCGAAGGAGTCTCTGAAAGAACTCTTTGGTACTGCCGAAGAGAAGATTCAGGTTCCCGGACTGGAACTCCTGCACACGATCCTGGAGAAGCTGAAAGAGCGTGCCGGTCAGGTCAAAGACGCTATTGTCGGTCTGAAAGATGGCATCTCCGATGCGTTTTCTAAGATTGGCGGAAATACAGATGTGTCGAAATTCGCTACATTGATTCAAGCACTATCCGTTGCCGCTAAGAAAATTGGCGGTGGTATTTTCGATGTGGTCGGAAACGGTATCAATAAGATCGCAACCGCGGTGAGTAACGCTGATTTTAGCGGAATCATCGACCTGCTGAACGGAATTTCTATCGGCGGTATTGCGATTGCCATAACCAAATTCACCAATAGTTTGACGAAGCCCTTTGATGAAGTCGGAGGCCTTCTTGACAATGTGAAGGGGATTCTGGATGGGGTTCGTGGATGCTTTGAGGCGTATCAGACGCAGTTAAAAGCCGGAACTTTGCTGAAAATAGCAAGCGCTATTGCGATTCTGGCAGCATCTATCGTCGCGATTTCTCTTATTGATAGTGAGAAGTTATCTGCGTCACTGGGAGCTATTACGGTTCTCTTTGCCGAATTGATGGCATCCATGTCGGTCTTTACCAAAATCAGCGGAGATGTTAAAGGTGCGGTGAAGAGTTCGACAGTGATGCTCGCCATGTCTACATCTATCCTGATCCTTGCATCAGCTCTAAAGAAGATCGGTGACTTGGATGGCGGACAGCTTGCAAAAGGTGTTGCCGGTGTGACGGCCTTGATGGCGGCGATGGTCGGTGCGGTGAAGTTGCTTAACATGAGCGGCGGTTCTTCGATGAAGGGCGCGACACAGATGGTTCTCTTTGCGGCTTCCATCAAGATCCTTGCATCGGTCTGCACAGACCTTGCAACGCTTGAATGGGATGGGCTTGCAAAAGGACTGACCGGTGTCGGCGTGCTGCTGGCGGAAGTCTCGCTCTTTATGAACACCGCAAAGTTCAGTGGAAAGTCTTTGACAACAGCGGCGGGCATCGTCATCCTTGCCTCGGCAATCAAAATCCTGGCATCCGCCTGTAAGGATCTCGGTAGTCTCGATTTCGGACAGCTTGTGAAGGGGCTTGGCTCTATTGGTGTTCTTCTGGCGGAGATCACGGTCTTTACCAAGTTGACTGGCGATGCAAAGGGTTTGGTGTCCACCGGGATCGCGATGATCGGGATTGGCGCTGCTATGAAAATCTTTGCTTCCGCGATGGGCGACTTCGGAAACCTTGACTGGAATCAGATCGCCAAGGGGCTTGTCGCTATGGGCGGCGCATTGGCCGAAGTGGCTATCGCCATGAAGGTAATGCCGAAGAACACGATAAGCGTTGGCGTTGGTCTGATCGCTGTCGGTGCAGCACTTGAGATCGTGGCAAATGCCCTTGGAAAGATGGGCGGTATGACCTGGGAAGAGATTGCAAAGGGGCTCGTCACAATGGGCGGCGCTCTTGCAGAGCTTGCCATCGGTCTGAATGTGATGAACGGTACTTTGCCTGGCTCCGCTGCCATGCTGGTGGCGGCTGGCGCGCTGGCTATTCTGACTCCGGTGCTGCTGGCTCTTGGCTCAATGAGTTGGGAGAGCATTGCCAAGGGGCTTGTGACGATTGCCGGTGCGTTCACCGTGATCGGTGTAGCCGGTCTTGTGCTGACTCCTCTTGTTCCGACGATCCTGGCACTTGCCGGAGCATTTGCGCTGATCGGTGTCGGTACCGCAGCTATCGGAGCAGGTCTTCTCGCTGCCGGTGCCGGACTGTCGGCTATTGCAGTCGGCATTACCGCCTTGGCTACTTCTCTTGGCGCAGGCGTGACCGTTATTGTGGCTGGACTCAGCACGATCATCACAGGGATTGCCGCGTTGATCCCTGCCGTTGCCGAAAAACTCGGCGAGGCTATTATAGCGTTCTGCGGCGTGATCGCTCAGGGGGCTCCCGCTATTGGAGAAGCTGTTAAGGCCATCGTTCTTACGCTGGTGGATGTACTTGTCGAGTGCGTCCCTGCCATTGCTGACGGTGCATTGGCACTGCTGTCCGGCGTGCTCGCTTCTCTTGCAAACTATACTCCGGAAATCGTTGACTCTATTATGCTGTTCCTGATCAACCTGCTGAATGGCATTGCAGAGCGGCTGCCCGAACTCATTCAGGCGGCAGTCAATGTGATCGCGGCATTCTTCTCCGGCATCATTGATGCTCTGGCAGGACTTGATACAAGTGTATTGGTGAAAACCATCGCCGGCATCGGTCTGCTGTCCGGCATTATGGTCGCATTGGGTGCGGTAGCCGCATTGATCCCCAGCGCTATGATAGGTGTGCTCGGCATGGGTGCTCTTATCGCTGAGCTGGCGATCGTTCTTGCTGCTGTCGGTGCCCTTGCGCAGATCCCCGGCCTTTCCTGGCTGATCGGTGAGGGCGGCAAGCTGCTGGAGCAGATCGGTACGGCGATCGGTGGGTTTGTCGGCGGCATTGTCGGCGGATTCATGAGTGGTATCTCCAGTCAGTTCCCGCAGATCGGCAGTGATCTTGCAGCGTTTATGACAAATGTTCAGCCGTTTATCGACGGCGCAAGCAGTATCTCTCCGGCAATGTTCAGCGGTGTGCAGGCATTGACAGACGCGATATTGCTGCTGACGAAGGCCGAGCTTGTGCAGGGTATTGCGTCCTGGTTCACTGGTAGTTCTTCTCTTTCGGATTTTGCTGATGAGCTCGTTCCGTTCGGAGAAAGCATGGCGGAGTTCAGCAACGCCATCAGCGGGATGGACGCCGACCTTGTTTCCAAAGCGGCGACTGCCGGTAAGGCACTTGCAGAGATGGCCACAACGCTGCCGAACAGCGGCGGTGTAGTCGGCTTCTTTGCCGGTGAGAATGACATGGACAAGTTTGGAGAGCAGTTGGTTCCGTTCGGAAAGGCCATGAAGGACTACTCTCTCGCTGTTAAAGGAATGGATGTCGGTGCCGTCAGCAATTCCGCTTCTGCCGGTAAGGCGCTCGTGGAACTATCCAATACAATTCCGAACTGCGGCGGGCTTGTGAGTTTCTTTACCGGAGACAACAGCATTGCCGACTTCGGCGACCAGCTCGTTCTCTTCGGTAATGGTCTTGCGGCTTACTCCGCCTCTATCGAGGGTATCAACATGAGCAAGCTCTCCGGCGCGATCACACAGGTCGAGAAGCTGGTGGCGCTTGCCGATACGGTGAAGAATATGGATCAGTATGCATTTGTGAACTTTACGAATGCGCTGGTTCTGCTGGCAAATACAAGTATCCAAAACTTTACCGACGCCTTCTATAACAGTGGAGCTACCGTGAGCACGGCGGTCATCTATATGCTCAATTCCGCAGGCACGACCATCCGGCAGAACCAGACAATCGTTAATGTGGCGATGGCTGAGCTGATGCTTGCGATGGCCGCGACCGTGAAAGCACATACCGCGAGCATGAATACCGCGGTCGTGCAGATGATGGTCGGCTTCAGCACCACGATCCGCAGCAACGGTGCTTCCGTGCGGACGGCGATGCAGTCTGTCATGCTGGTCGTTGTGGCAGAAGTGAACAACTACAAGGATCAGTTCAATGAAGCCGGCAGGAATGTTTCGCAGGGCTTTATCAACGGCATCCGATCGAAGCTGAGCGGCGCCTCTCAGGCGGGCCGTGATCTGGGTCTTGCGGCGTTGAATGCGGCAAAGAAGGCGCTGGACAGCCATTCTCCCTCCCGCGAGTTTATCGAGCTTGGTAAAAACATTGGCGAGGGTATGACCATCGGTATCAACAATGCGATCGTTCCGGTTTCTTCGGCTGCGGCAAAGATGAGCGATGAAGCCATCAAGGTCGCGCAGAAGGGACTCGATTCCTTTAAGGATTGGGCGGAAGAGCGGAAATATTACAGCGAGCTCAGCTTGAAAGAGGAGCTTGCCGGATGGGAAACGCTCCAGAAGAAATACCGCGAGGGCAGTGAGGAACGAAAGCAGATCGACCGCGAGGTCTATCGTGTTCAAAATGAGTTGGTTACGGCCACTTATCAGTATTCGATGAACTGGATCGAAGAGCAGAAATCGTATAACAAGCTGACCCTTGCGGAGGAACTGGCTGCCTATAAGCGTGTTCAGAGCCGATATGCCAAGGGGACAGAGCTGCGGAAGAAGCTCGACCTGCAAGTTTACCAGTTGGAGAAAGAGATCAGCGACGCGCAGAAACAGTATATCTCTGATGTGCAGTCTGTGCAGAGCGAGGCGAACCAGAAGCGGCTCGACCTGGAGGAAGAGTACGCCGATAAGGTAAAGTCGATCAATGCGCAACTGGCGAGCGATATTCAGGCTGAGAACGACAAGTACGAGAATGCTCTGAAATCCCGCGAGGATTCCCTCTATAAGTCCTATGGCCTCTTTGACGCTGTGAAGGAGCGTGATGAGGTCAGCGGCGACACCCTGATGAAGAATCTTGAGGGCCAGGTCAAGGAATTTGGCGAATGGCAGGATATTTTAGAGTCTCTTGCCGGCAGAGGACTTGACAGTGACCTTATCGAGGAACTTCAGGATATGGGTCCTGATGCGATCGCCCAGATCAAGGCGCTGAACCAAATGAGCGACTCTGAGCTTGCGAAGTATGCTGACCTCTGGAAGGTCAAGCACGCAATGGCTCGCGAGCAGGCGGTCGGCGAATTAGAGGGGCTGCGCGAAGAGACCCAGCAGAATATTGCAAAACTCCGCGAGGAGGCCGATCAGGAGCTTACCGAGTATCGTGCTCTCTGGCAGGAGAAGATGAATCAGGTCACGGAAGACGCCAACGCTCAGTTGGAACAGCTCCGCAGAAGCTTTGAGGAAAAGGTTGGTCTTATCAAGAACAATACTGAGGATGAGCTTCAGGAGATGGCCGACACGGCGCAGAAGGTTCTGACGGAAGCTGGTTGGGATGAGACCGGCAAGCAGATCGTCAAGGGGCTTACTGAAGGCGTTCAGTCTGAGAAGTCCAGCTTTGTTGATGAGATCACGCAACTGGCTCTTGCAGGCGTACAGGCGGCGAAATCGACACTGGACATCCACTCTCCATCGAGGGTGTTCCGTGAGATCGGTAACTACACCGGCCTTGGTTTCGTGAAAGGTCTTCAGGACTATGTTGACCGCTCTTATGCGGCCGGTTCTGAGATGGCGGAGTCGGCCGAGGGCGGTCTTTCCGGTGTGCTCCAGACCATTGCCGACATCGTGAGCGGCGGGTTCGATATGGAGCCGGTGATCCGTCCTGTTCTGGATCTCTCTGCCGTATCGGCCGGAGCAGACGCCTTGAACAACCTATTCTATTCGCAGCGAGCGGTCGGCCTTGTCGGGCAGGCTGCCGTTGCATTTGAGGCACAGCGCGGCGGAAGCAGCCAGACAACCATTTCCGTCGACAATGATAATGTTGTGGCTGAACTCCGCACGCTTCGAGGTGAGATGGCTTCGATGCTGGAACGCATGGAGAAGCTGCGTGTTGTGCTGAACACCGGTGCGCTCGTCGGCGAACTTGCTGAACCGATGGATGTGGCACTCGGACAGCGGTCTACACAAAGAGGAAGGGGGATTTAAGTTGTACCATTCGATCACATTTGGCGATAAGAACACATGGGACGATTGGCGGCTTGTCCCCGCTTCCCGTCCGCTATTCAATCCGCCTGCACAAAAGGTGAAGACTCTGGACATTCCCGGTGGGGACGGCGTCATTGATCTGTCGCAAGCCCTCACCGGATACCCGGTGTATCAGAACCGGACAGGGTCTATCGAGTTTATTGTCATGAACGACTTTAAGCCGTGGCACATGGCTTACTCGGACATTATGGACTATCTGCACGGACAGACCATGCGAGCGATCCTTGAGGACGATCCTGAATATTTCTACGAAGGGCGCTTCACAGTGAACGCCTGGAAGTCGGAAAAGGACTGGTCGCGGCTCGTCATCGACTACGATGTCGGCCCGTACAAGTGGAAAAACCTTTCCTCCATCGACAACTGGCTATGGGACCCGTTCAACTTTCAAAATGGAGTCATTCAGGCAGCTTTGTTCCGCAACATTGCGGTGACGACAGAGAGGAAAGAGATCGAGCTGGACGCGGTGATGTACGGACGGGCTCCGGTATGCCCCAGATTCATTGTGCAAAGCAGTGAGGGACGCGGCGTTCATGTCCGATTTGTCAACCGTCAGCTCAGCATCGACCTGACAAAGCTTTTGCCGGAGGGAACCATTCAGATCCCTGAGTTTATTCTGTTTGGCGACTACGGCGGGACGATCTATCTTTGGGTTGACGAGGGAACGGGGACCGTGTCCGTTGATTTCAGACAAGGGAGGTTGTAAGCGATGTATTCTGTTTATGCCGATGGCGTCTGCATCTACAATGATGCCTTCGCGTTGGACAACATGAAGCTTGCAAGCCCCAAGCTGACGCTGGAAGACAATGCGGCCGGTTCCTTCGTGATGACGGTTCCGCCCTCCAATCTCGGATACAGCACCATCATCCGTATGGTGACCGACATTGCCGTCCACAAGGACGGAAAAGAGATCTGGGCGGGGCGCGTCCTCTCTGAAAACGAGGACTTTTACCGAAACCGGGTGCTCACTTGCGAGGGCGAGCTTGCATTCTTCAACGACAGCACACAGCCGCCTGCGGAGTACGCCGGAGGGACGATCCGTGAGTACCTTGAGGCGATGATCGCCATTCACAACGCAAAGGTCGGAGACAACCGGAAGTTCACCATCGGCATTGTTACTGTGGTGGATGAAGATTTTCCGACTTATTACACCAACTATGAAAAGACTATCACGATCTTGAATGCGTTGGTGGCGCAGTACGGCGGTCATCTGCGGGTGCGTAAGGAAGACGGCATC